CAGGGAGCTCGTGGGCTTTGACGTCCCGGCCGAACCGAATTGATATCATGATCCCCCCAGGGTCCGGCGGACGGCGTCGGTGCGGCTTACCCTCCGCCGTTCCGCCGGTTCGCTCCCGGCGCTCTTCCCCGGCGCTGCCCGCCGGACCCTGGGGCCACGAAAGGAGCCTCTATGAGTTACACCGATTTTGAGACGAAAAAGACCTTTGTCAAGCAGTTGGGTCGTCTGATCTCCACCATGTATCCGCAGATCGCGGCCCTGGAGTATCACCAGCACGAGAGCGACGAGGTCGTCATCATCCGCCACCAGGACGGCTACACACGCCGGGTGGACGTCACCGGCGACGATCTCCCGGACACCTTCGACGACGTTGTCGCCTGTGTACGCAGGAGGGACTGCGATGCGTAAGATGCCCTACACAGGCCGGGAGCGGCGCCAGCGGGCGCTGTACCGGGCGACGATGGCGCTCTGGATGCTGGCAGTGATCCTGCTGGCGGTGGTTATTCGATGAAGCCGAAGCCGCCATGCGGGAGGAACTGCCCCAAGCGCTCCGCCATCCCAAACTGCCACGACTCAGTGGTGTGCCCGGACTGGGCCGCGTATCAGGAGGCCTTGGCGGAGTGGAGCGAGGCAATGAAGGCAGAAAAACGTGAGAAAGCAGACCTGAAGGCTACCAAAAACCGGATGGCTAAGATCTGCGAGTCAAGGGGGAGGGATAAACGATGAAGTTTTCGATGTGTGACGATGAGATCCGCGTCAGCTACAACACTGCGAAAGATCAAAAAGCCCAGATCAAGATCCTGGCGGAGCTGAATGTCACCACACCGGCGGCAATGGCCGCAAAGCTCCGGGAGCTGGGCTGCGACGTGCCGGATCCTCCATCTGTCAATCAGCGGCCTTTGCGCGCCCATGACATTCTCTTTGACGAGATCCGGGCTCGGGAGCTGTTTGCGGAGGGCAAGTCTGACCTTGACATCGCGGAGATGTTGGGCATTGGCGTATGTGCGTTTGCAACGTGGCGGCGCAAAAACGGCATGAAGCGGCCAAAAGGTGGAGACCGGAAGAAAATGGAACAAAAAGCAACGGCAAAGCGCTGCAAGGCTCAGCCACCCATGCCGCCGGAAATCGAAACGCCGGAGCCGGAACCGGCCCCGGCGACTGCCGCACCCGGCAGTCATTCGCTTTTGTCTGCGCAGAAACAGGCCAGCGTGGCCGACCTGGGCCGTGTACTGCTGGATCTGGCGGATCGGTACCCTGGTATCGTCCTCACCGTCAACGGCACCGCTGTGCGGTCCCTGTGCCTCAACGTGCGGGTGATGCTGGGCGAGGACACAACGACATCTACGTTGGATTTGGAGGTTGGATAAATGCTGAACAAGATCGTACTCATGGGCCGGTTGACCCGGGACCCGGAGCTGCGGCATACCGGAAACGGAACCGCCGTGGCGTCCTTCTCTTTGGCAGTGGACCGGGACTTCAAGTCCCAGGGCGGCGAGAAGGAGACGGACTTTGTGGACATCGTGGCGTGGCGCTCCACGGCGGACTTTGTGAGCAAATATTTTACCAAGGGCCGCATGGCCGTGGTGGAGGGCCGCTTGCAGATCCGGGACTGGAAGGACAAGGACGGAAACAACCGTCGCTCCGCCGAGGTGGTGGCGGACCATGTGTATTTTGGCGACAGCAAGCGGTCCGAATCGGACACGCCGCCTGCGTCCGGGGACTTCCGGGAGATCCCGGAAGATGAGAAAGGAGAACTGCCGTTTTGAGAGATCAAGAACTCGTAAATGCCATCCGCCGGTTGAAGGTGGAGACCGGGAGCCTCGCCTGCATGGGCTGCGGGCATGAGCACAACTGCGGTGTGTCCGGATGCGCGGTCATGCGTGCTGCCGCCGACCGGATCGCCAACCAGAATACCAACATTGAGGCACTCCAGCAGGAAATTGAAAAGCTGCGAGGGCAGGTGCCCCGCTGGATCCCGGTGGCGGAGCGGCTGCCGTCTGGTGATAATCAGGTGCTTGTCGTTGTGTCCGGCAAGCCGAAAGAAAATATCACGCTGGCCGGGGCCGTTGAGCTGGCAACGCTGTATAGTGACGGCTGGTGTTTGGAAACGTGGCCGGAGTGGACGGGGGCGGAGGTGACGCACTGGATGCCGATACCGGAGACGCCGGAACCGCCGGAGGAGGCCGGCCATGATTAAACCATCGCCGTGGCTGTACCCACTCAAGGTGGAGTATGACCGAAGAAAAGTCTGTGAATGCGACCCTCGCACGTTTATCCTGGATGCCAAAAACAAGCTGGTATATTGCTCCACGTGTGGGGCGATCATTGACTCGTTCGAGGCCCTGATGGACATGGCGAGAAACGCAGAGCGTATCAAGGGCAATTTGACCACATACGCGGAGCTGGCTGCCAAGGAGCGCAAAAGTTTCATGCGCTTCCGAGGTGTCAACGATATTAGCAAGCGGTTTCGAAATGGCCTATGGCCTGTTTGTCCGCACTGCAACGAGCTAATTGACCCAATGGAGATTAGCCGCTTTTCGAGGCCAGAACCGCCGAAGGAGGTGGAGTGATGGAACGATTGACGTTTGACGGGAATTTCTGCGACATTGCGCAATGCAAAGAATTTCCTTGCCCATATAACGGTTCTTGTTCTCAGCGCGAGGTGTGGGAAAAACTGAAAGCCTACGAAGCCACGGGGCTGGAGCCGGAGGTGTGCGTCAATTACAAGGCGTTTGAGGATGAGGCCATCAGTAAGGGTGTGACATTTAAGCGCATTGTCGCACTGATGGAGGCCGACAGCACCGGTCGGCTGGTGGTGCGGCCGTACAGGATCTGCGAAACCGTATATGTTCTTCTTCAGGATGGTGCGATTTTCTACCCAGAAACAAACGGCTGGTATATCAGTGAAGAAGTGATTGGGGCGATTTCACCGGATGGGTTCTACCTTGGCGATCCGGTAGATGATGTTTATACACCCGACAGCGAGATCGGCAAGACCGTATTCCTGACCCGCGAGGAAGCGGAGAACGCATTGGAGGCGATGAAGGATGGCTGACCCATTTGTATGCGTCCGCCAGCGGGCGGGGCCTTTTGTGAAGGCCTTCTCGACGGACAGCGCCGGCTTCGTCCGCCGCAGCAAGGACAGCAAGGGCCTCATCCGCAAGCGGGCCGGACCAGCTATGTGCCGCACCAGCGTTGACAAGCTGGAGCTGCGCCTGGCCCTGTTCGGCTATGACGGCGTTTTCTACACACTTACCTTCGCCCCGGAGCACCTGCCCGCCGATCTGGACGGTGTTCAGGCTGTGTGGGATGCCTTCCTCAAGCGGCTGGCCCGCTGGAACCGGCGCATGGGCAGGGGCGGCAGCCCGGACTTCTACGTCTACCGCATCGAGGGCCTTCACGGAGATCACCGCTACCACATCCACGCTTTCCTGCGGGACAGCGACTTCCCGCCGACGGTGGTGCGGTACCTATGGGACTGGGGCGAGGTGGACGACGAGCCGTGGGACCGCAAGCGGGTTCTGGCGGAGAAGGGCTACTGGAATCTGGCCCGGTATTTCACCAAGGAGGCACCCGAGGTTGGGCGGCATCCATGGGGATGCTCCAGGAAACTTAGCCGCATGATACCGCCTCCGGAGGTTTGGTGCAGCCGCACCGGAGAGATCCGACCGCCGGCCGGAGCCGTGCGGCTGCCTATCCTGGGACAGCCCAATCTTGGGGAGTGGGGCGTGTTCTCTTACACCCGCTATCTGGACCCAGAAAAATAGCGCTTTTATTTTAAATAATTGATTTCTTATTCTTGAAACCTTATGAATATTTACGGACAGCCCGGAGAATCGGAGGGAAAAGTATTGAAAAGCGTGCAAAACTCTGATAGACTATCAGTAAAGAACGGATGGATCTCATGCCCGTTCTGCAAGCGGAATCACCGACTGATGCGCGTGCTGCCGGAGACACAGGCCAGGAGCCTGGAGGTCTTCTGCAGGGATTGCAAGAGCGTGATTATCCTGGATATCGATCAAGGCCAGAGAGTTGAACTCCGGAGCCAGTAACCAACCCGAGAACGGGTGGATGCTGGTTCCGGAGTTTTTTTCGTTTTGGCGTGGAGGTGATAGCCCATGGCCATGAAGCCTCTCCGGCCTTGCCGACACCCGGGATGCAGCGCCCTGGTGCGGGACGGTTACTGCGGTGCACACCAGCCGAAGCGCACCAATGACCGCAGTGAGGAGGCCAAGTCCTGGCGCTGGATGTACCGGACAGACAAGTGGCTGCGTGAACTCCGGCCGGGACAGCTCCTGCGGGAGCCCTTCTGCCGGGAGTGTTCCAAGCGAGGCATCCGAACCAGGGCCACCGACGTGGACCACATCGTGGACCACAAGGGTGACTGGGATGTGTTCTGTGATCCGTCCAACCTGGAGAGCCTTTGCCACAGTTGTCACAGCCGTAAAACAGCGAGGGAATTGTGGCAAAATCGCACGGAAAAAAAGCGACGCTGAGGCGCAAAACGGTGCCAGCCTTGGGCGCTGGCGTGCGATGCGTGGCGCGTCGTGCGGGGATCCTTGCACCCTCCCCCCCCCGGGCAAAAAAAGTTTTGACCCGGCCTCGGTTGACCGCATGTCCCCCTTCACGCGGAAAATTTTCCCCACGGGGAAATGCGGAAGAGGGCGCTGCGGGGGTGCAGCGGGATTGGCCCGAGTGCTGCGGGGATGCAGCGAGGGATATGCGGGTCCGAATTGGACACAGGCCGCCTGGCGGCGTCGAAGGCCTGCGTACCTACGCAGGGTATTGACGTAGACGCCCTGGGCGGCCGGTTCCGGAGATGTGCCGGGTGGGAGTGCCGACCCGCCCGCGCCTTTCTTTCCTCCGGGCGCCGGCGGTCACCGCCGGCATCCGGCAGATCTTCGGAGCACATCGAGGAGGTGAGCGGATGCAGTGCCTGTTGAAAGGCAGCGAGAAATATTGCGAGACCGGGCGTGGCATCTGCTGCCAGTCATGCATGGAGTATGGGACCTGTGAGAAGGCCTGCCTGAACGATCCACGACACTGTGGGTATGCGGGCGAGAAGCCTGCAAGCTCTGTCCATCCGGTACCGAAACCATGGGAAGGAGGCGGCACTCATGCCAGGTAAACGTCAGCCAACCGACATCGTGAAAGCCAAGGGTCTGAAACACATGACCCAGGCGGAGGAGGATGCGCGCCGGGATCAGGAGGTCCACGTACCTCCCCCGGATAAAGCGGTGCCGCCCAAGTGGCTGCCCAAGAAGCATCACAATGAGTTCTGCGAGATCGGCGAGATCCTGCGGACTGCCGGACTCTATGCAGAGCTTGACCGGGATGTGCTGGCTCAATACTTTGTCTGCCGGGAGCGCTGGCTCCACGCCGACAAGCTGGCCGCCAAGGCCATCCGGGATAAGGACGAGAAGCTGGCCAAGGAATGGTCCGGCATCCAGTCTTCCTATTTCAAGCAGGCCCGTCAGTGTGCGGAGTCCATGGGGCTGTCCGTTACCAGCCGGTGCAGGATCGTGGTGCCTACGGCGGTGGTCAATGCGGCCGGAGCCGCTCCGGAGGATGACGCGGACGAATTCACCAGGACGCTGCGGGCCAGACAGTCGGCCGCCATGGGATACTGACAATGTCCGCACGATCCTGTGATTACTTCGACGAGGCCGCTGGCCGCTTTGTCTGCGACTTCGTGGAGCGCCTGCCCACCACGGACACCGGTAAGCCGTTTTCCCTGTACGAGTGGCAGCGCTCCGCCATCATGGATTTCTACGGCTCCATGGAAACCGATGAGGATACCGGGGAGCGGCTGCGGAAGTATTGGTACCTGTATCTGGAGATCCCCAAGAAAAACGGAAAGAGCGAGCTGGCGGCCGCTCTGGGTATCTACCATTTGTTTGCTGACGGTGAGCTGAACGCTGAGGTATACATCTGCGCGGCCGACAAGGATAACGCCGGCATTGTATTCAGTGCGGCGGTATATATGCTCCGGACGGCTCCATGGACCGCCAAGATGCTGGCCAGGGGCGAGCTGAAAATCAAAGAGTCCCAGCGGACGGTCGAATACCGCCAGCGGGTGCGGACCGGCAACGGCGGATACAAGTGGATCACCGTCGGCAAAATGATCGTCCTGTCCAGCGAGGCTTTTTCCAAGCACGGCTACAAGCCAAGCTGTGTGATCTTCGACGAGCTGCATGCGCAGCCAAACCGGGAACTGTGGGACGTTATGACCTTCGGCGCAGGCTCCGGCCGGAAGCAGCCGGTATGGATCGTGCTGACCACGGCCGGTGACGACCCTGACCGCAAATCCATCGGTTGGGAGATCCACCAGCAGGCCGTGGCCATCCGGGATGCCCGGCAGCTCCGGCGCATCCGGGAAGAGGGCGGCAACGTCCGCCAGGTGCTCTCCCTCCGCCATGTGGAGGACGAGGACCTGGCAGCGGCGGAAGAAGACCTGCTGGAGCAGGATATGCCCAACTGGATGCCGGTGCTCTACGGCCTGACCGCCATATTCGGCGATGATCCGGATGACCTGGATAAGATCGACATCTGGGACGAGAACCTGTGGTATTTGTGCAACCCGTCTCTTGGCAAGCATCTGAAGCTTCGGACGCTCCGGCTGGAAGCCAGGAGCGCCAAGCTGAAGGAAGCGGATGAGAAGCTGTTCCGCTGGCTCCGTCTGAACCAGTGGATCTCCACCAAGTCGGTGAGCTGGATATCCCTGTCGCTGTACGACAAGTGCCAGTGGGGACCCAGTAAGAAGGCGGAACGGGAGGAGTTCCTGCAACAGCTCCGCGGGAAAATCTGCTACGGCGGAGTCGACCTCTCCACCAGCCGGGATATGACGGCGTTTGTTCTGCTGTTCCCGCCTCAGCCAGGGCTTGACACGGCGGTGCTGCTGCCCACCATCTGGCGCCCGGGCGGCACAGTCCTGGAAGCGGAGAAACGGGATCACGTCCCATACCGGGACTGGGCCCGTGCCGGCTTCCTTCGGCTCTGCGATGGAGATACCATCGACTACGACGATGTGGAAAACACCATCAAGGAGGCGGCAGAGATCTATGACCTGAAACAGGTAGGCTTTGACCCCTATCTGAGCCGGACCATCACCCAGCGGCTGACACCGCACGTGAATGTTATCGAGATCCCGCAGGATCTGAAAAACATGAGCCCGGCTATGAAGGAGACCGACACGCTGATGGCTAACCATCAGCTGCTCCACGTTCACAACACCTGCTTCCGCTGGACCTTTGGGAATGTGCGGTGCTATGAGGACTGCAACGGAAACATCAGGCCCCAGAAGCACAGATCCATCGGACGCATCGACCCCACGGTGGCTTCTATCATCGTAGTGGCGGTGTGGATGATCGTCAGGAATCAGCCGGAGGATCTTGCGGACGTGATTGAAAGCGGAAAATTCTCTATGTGAGTACGGGAGGATTTATGAAAGAGAAACGAAAATGGCGGCGCCCCCCCGCGGGGGGTGGGGTGTTTTTCCTGGGCGGCGCTCTGGTGG